TTACCCGCTACCTAGACTTCCAACTTTCAAAGTGAACATGGGTTCACAGCGGATGTTCAGCGCCGCGGCACTCCTAGGGCAGTTTCTGGGGAAACCCGGACAACTCCATAAGAACACTAGGTGACTCGAAAGGACAATAAAACTCCTTTCTTGTACCTCGTGCCTTGGGAAAAAGTCTGTTCCAGTGATTCGGCTTCGGCTGAGTTATAATTCAACCGTTTGAAATCAAAGGGAGTAACACTCCATGGCCGCAGTTTCGACGATCGTTCTCGCCGACGCACTGGGAACACCAGTGAATCACAATTTCCTGCCACTCGGACCGGACGCCAATGGCGTCTGGTGGTTCGAGGATCAAAGCCAATCCACGCCCATTGGATACTGGCGCATCAGCTTGTCACTGAAGCGCACGTCTCCGGCGGGCAATGGTCAGGCAGCGATCGCGAATCGCGTAAATCGTGTCACGATAACCATCAACATGCCTCTTCTCGAAACGTTGGGAACCAACGATGCGGGGCTCACGCCCCCACCGACGGTTGCCTACGTGGAGAGGGCAAAGTTGGAGATTGTCATGGCCGAGCGCGATCTTCTCCAGAACCGCAAGGATCTGCGGAAGTTCGCTCAGAACCTCATGGCCAACGCAATGGTGGTGGACATGGTGGAGAATCTGATCAACGTCTATTAACAATTCGGCTCTCGCCGGCATTGCGCTTAGGCGCAGAAAGGACCTCCATATGCATAAGGGTTCTAACCCTATGGACGAAATTTATTTCGCCCTATGCAAGGAATCTGATACGCCAGTCTCTCTTTCAGCTTGGCTCCGCTACAAGTACGACCACAAGTCGTTTCTTGAAATGGAGTTTCGCCCGGGAGACTATTTGGAGAAGGACACCGATCGATTCAAGCGAGACTATGCTGTCTGCTCGATCCTTTCGAAATGGAAGGGTTTGAACAGTGGCGTCAACCTGGAATCAGTCGCGCTTCAGAAATTCGACACTTCTGAAGTGGAATGCAGGCAGACTAACTTACGTCTAAGGGTTTCGCGTAGGTCTCCTATCCAGGAGGACCTCGCCGGATGGATTTTCCGTTCGCGCGTAAAGATCGCGAAGCTCCTCGGTCCGTTCAGTTTGCACTGTGTTTCACCCTTCTTCGGGTGGGGCCCTGGAGCAACGCACGATATCACTCGGCGTCGCGCCCAGGTCGACAAGAAAATGACGACAGTTCCCATGACGGTTAGCGGAGGAGCGATCGAGTTACTCGAAAGCGTAATCCGCCAAGACCTTCATTGGTCTTGTGCCATACTTGGCGTCATGCCTGAGGGGCCTTTCAGCTTCACAGCTGATTGCTTCCTTAGGACTGACACCTGCAAGGTGAAAACCGTCCCAAAGTCTGCCAAGACTGATCGCGTGATAGCGATCGAACCTACGGGGAATCTCTTCCTTCAAAAAGGAGTAGGAGGCTACTTTCGTAGGCGTCTGAAGCAGCATGGTATCGATCTTGATGACCAAGCAGTAAACCAAGATTTAGCGAGAAACGCGCTGAATTGCGGCCTGGCTACCTTAGATCTTAAGGCGGCATCTGATACCGTGAGCCGGGAGCTCGTTTACGAGCTTCTCCCAGTCGATTGGGCATTCTTTATGGATGCCATCCGTTCCCGTCGGGCCCTCAAGCCGGACGGTACGGAGATCGAACTCGAAAAGTGGTCGTCCATGGGTAATGGATACACTTTCGAGCTTGAGACTCTGATCTTTTGGGCACTTGCGACCAGTGTCCTTGAATCAAAGAGTCCCTGGGGTACCTTCTCGGTGTACGGGGATGATATCGTAATCTCGAAAGAGTGCGCGCCGGACTTGGTCCGGCTCCTTGAATTCGTAGGCTTCACCGTCAATAAGGAGAAATCCTTTCTTGATGGGCTGTTTTACGAATCCTGTGGAAAGCACTATTTTAATGGTCACGACGTCACACCCCTCTACCAGAAGGAACCGTTACACGGCTCCGTCGAGCTCATTCGTCTTCACAATCGGATTGTGCGGTGGTCGGACCGTGTTCTCTGTGTCACACAGAGTCATAGACCGGCGTACCGCGCTTCTAGCGAGAGGTTTCAGCGTTGCCTTATACCCTACGGGGTTGAAGGTGACGATGGATTTCTCGCTCCGTTGGAAGACTTACTTGCTCTTCGGTATGCTCACGATTCAAACCGTGGCATTCGCTGCCGTGTGGTTCAGAGCTTCCCCCGATCCCTTCCCGGGATTGAGATGGCTCTGCTCGCTCACCGTCTAAGGTTCGGCCAATATCATGGAAAAGTCTCCGCGATGGATTATCGCGATGACTTCGTCATGGAGGGAGAACCCTCTTATGGCGACATTGAACTGGCAGGACTTGAGGAGTCAACCTCAGACTTAGACGCCCTTATCGGGCATCGTTGGGTCATCCCAACAGGGTACTGTCCCCTACCTAGACGATAGGTAGGGCGGTGGAGGTGCCTTCGGCACATAACATGAGTTTTAGCGCAAGCTATAACTCCTCCAAAAAAA